CACCTGAAGCCGTGGTCCGAGTACCTGGCCGACATGCAGCGACGCGGCTACGTGTATCGGACGGTTTGGCTGCCGCATGACGCGCAAGCCAAGGAACTCGGTACTGGCAAGTCGATCGAGGACCAGACGCGCGCTGCAGGCTACCGCGTCCAGATCGTGCCGGCGCTATCGGTGCTGGACGGCATCAACGCAGCGCGCGAGCTGTTCAACCGCTGCTGGTTCGACGCCACGCGCTGCGCCGATGGGCTGCAATGCCTGCGGCGGTATCGGTGGGACAAGGACGAAGGCACGGGCGGCTTCAAGCGCCGGCCGCTGCATGACGAGTATTCGCACGGGGCCGACGCCTTCCGGTATGCGGCGGTCGCCGCGAAGCGCGATGTGAAGGCCAAGCCGATCGCGTACCCGAAAGTCTGGGCCGCATGAGTCGCCTGCTACACGCAAAAGTCGAACGCCTCGAGCGCGAGTTCCTAGCGCTGTTCACTAACTACCAATCCCTGCAATCGGAGCTAGCCGCACTCAGGTCCGCGTATGAGCAAAATGGACGACAAGGATCTGGTGCGGGCGATCGAGCACCTCGAGACAGCAGCCGAGGACGGCACGCTCGCGGACAATCGGACGCAAGCCCTTGACTACTACCGCGGCGAGAACGTCAACCCGGCGCCCGAGGGCCGCTCGCAGGTTGTCGACCGCAGCGTCTACGACGTCTGCGAATCGCTGAAGGGGCCGATCCTCAAGCTGTTCCTGAGCGGCGACGAGGTCGTCAAGTTCACGCCGCGCGGCCCGGAGGACATCCAGGCGGCCGAGCAGGAAACGGCCTACGTCAACTGGGTGCTGACCGAGAAGAACGACGCGTTCAGCCTGTTCGGCGGCTGGCTGCACGACGCGCTGCTGCAGAAGAATGGCTACGTGCTCGCGGACTGGAAAGACGACGAGTACGAGCGCGAGAAGTACAAGGGCCTAAGCCTAGAAGAGTTCCAGGCGCTGCTGCAGTCCGGCGACGCGCAGCCGGTCGAGATCGCCGAGACGATCGACGACTACGGCACGCTGACCATCGACGCGACGATCCAGCGCACGACCGCGCAGGGCTGCGTGCATGTCGTCAACGTGCCGCCCGAGTCGGTGCTGGTCGACCCGAACGCGACGACGGTGTCGTTGGCGCAGAGCGCGTTCGTGATGCGCCGCGAGGACAAGACGCTGTCTGAGTTGCGCGCCATGGGCTTCGACGTCGAGGACGACATCTCGGACGGCGGGAACAGCGTCGAGGACTTTGAGCGCGACGCCCGGAAAGAGCGTTCGTGGCAACTGCACGACGAGGACGTCGAGCCCGATCCGTCGATGCGCCGCGTGAAGGTTCGCGAGTGCTGGATTCGCTGTGATTACGACGGCGACGGCGAGGCCGAGCTGCGGCACGTGATCGTGGTCGGCACGACGGTGCTGCTGAACGAGGAAGCGGACTTGATCCCGCTCGTCGCATTCAGTGCCAAGCCGCTGCCGCACCAGCATTACGGCGAGTCGCTGTACGACGAGATCAAGGAAGTGCAGGACGCGAAAACCGCGTTGCTGCGTGGCGTGCTGGACGCGCTGTATCTGGCGAACTCGCCGCGGCACGCGATCAACGCCGACCGCGTGAACCTGGACGACATGCTGGTGTCGCGTCCGGGCGGCCTGGTGCGCGTCGAGGGCGACCCGATGGGCGCGGTGCTGCCGCTCTCCGAGGCGTACAACCCCGCGCCGGCTCTGAGCACGCTTGAGTACATGGACACCGTTCGCGAGACGCGCACGGGCGTAACTAGGGTGGGCACGGGCTTAGACCCGAACGCGCTCAACAAGACGGCGTCCGGCATCGCGATGCTGCAAGGCGCACAGTCGCAGCGCATCGAACTCGTGGCGCGCTACTTCGCCACCGCAGTGACGGAACTGTGCAGCGTCGTCCACGCGCTGACGCTGAAGCACTCGCGGCGTGCGTCAATCGTGCAGTTGCGCAACGAGTGGGTTCCGGTCGATCCGCGCCAGTGGACGCGTCGCAAGGACATGAGCATCAACGTCGGGCTGGGCACCGGCAACCGTCAGGAACAGATGGCGTTTCTGATGCAGATGCTCCAGTTGGCGTTGGGCCCGGGCGTGCAACTCGGGTTTAGCGCGCCCGACAAGCTGTACGCGATGTTGACGAAGCTGTCGAACGCGGCGGGCTTCAAGAATGCGGAGGAGTTCTGGGTCAACCCGAAGAACGCGCCGCCGCCGCAGCCGCAACAGCCGCCGCCGCCCGACCCGAAGCTGATTGAGGTGCAGCAGCGCGGGCAGATTGAGCAGGCGAAGCTGCAGCAGTCGGCGCAGTTTGAGCAGGCAAAGGCGCAGCAGGACGCGCAGATGGAAATGAGCCGCGCGCAGGCGGAAATGATGCTGGAGCGCGAGAAGGCGCAGATGCAGGCCGAGATCGCGCGCTACAAGGCCGAACTCGACGCGCAGGTCGCGCTAGAGGTCGCGCGTATCCGGGCGCAGGCGGACGTGATGCGGCCGATTAACACAATGGGAATGAGCGATGGGCTTTCGTAGTGAACGCACGGGGCTGATCCCCGGTAGCACGGCCGTCACCGTGCCCATGCTGTCGGTCGCTTACCCGGCGACGGTGGCCGTCGTGCCGGGTAGCGGGTGCAGCGTGCATGTCGAGTACACCATCGACGGCGGCACGTGAACGGCGTGGCCCAACGGCACCGCGACGGCGGCCAGCATAGACGTGCTTGATGGCGCGGTGCGTGCGCTGCGCTTTAGCCGCACGGCGGGCGCTGCGACCGACTCCAAGTACATCGTCCTGCCGATCCCGAACTGACATGACTACGCCATTCATTAGACGGGGCATCTGGCGCTCGCAATGGCCGACGCTTGCTGCCGGCACCGCCGCCGCCCCCGCGCTCACATTCACGGGCGACACGAACACCGGGATCTTCTCGCCTGCGGCGGACACGATCGCATTCGCGGAAGGCGGCGTGGAGTCGATGCGGATTGACGCCTCCGGCAACCTCGGTATCGGTACGGCGTCGCCCACGCGGAAACTTCAAGTCAATACGGGCGGCGGCCAGATAGGGCTTGAGTCGTACTCCACTGGCTCCAAGTTCGTTGCGGTTAACTCCGCAAACAACGCCGTTGCCCTGCTTGGCGTTCAAGCCAATCAGATTGATTTCTTGTCCGGATCGTCAGGGGCCGTAACTGCCGTTCTTGACTCCTCCGGCAACCTCGGGCTGGGGGTGACGCCGAGTGCGTGGTGGGCGAACAGTCGCGCTGCCCAATTTGGCATCGGTGGTGTGCTTGAAGCACGAACCAACTCGTCAATAACGACACTAGGTTCGAACTACTTTCTCAACTCGTCACTCAATCGCGTTTACTTAAACACCGATTCAGCGTCCATGTACGTGCAGAACGGTGGCGCGCATCAATGGCACACCGCCCCCTCCGGCACCGCCGGCACTGCGATCACGTTCACGCAGGCGATGACGCTGGATGCGTCGGGGAATTTGGGGGTTGGCACCGCTTCATTCGGCACCAGCGCCGTCAAAGTCCTCGCCATCGCCAGCGGCACCGAGCCCACCACCGGCCCCGCCGACACGATCCAGATCTACAGCGTCGACCGCAGCGCCGGGAACACGATTCCCGCGATCTACTGCGAGGGCTCGGGCGTGACGAACGCCGCGATCACCAATGTCACCGTGACCAACAAGATCGCGATCAAAGTCAACGGAACCATCTACTACTTGCTCGCGACGACGAGCGCGTCTTAAGGAGTCCCCGTGAGCCTCACCACAACGATTACCGACGCGCTGCAACTCGCGGGCGTCACCGCGATGGCGAACGACTACCGGGCGCGCACCGGCGAGACCATTACCGACGAGGAGTACCTCCAGTCGCAGGTCGAAGCGGTGTGCCTCGGCTACGCGAGCGCGTACCAGATCGGCGTCATCTTCTCCGCCGACTTCGTGCTGCGGTTCACCGCCGAGGAAAACGCCGCGATCACCGCCGCTGCCGCGACCGATGAATTGGTTGCAGGCTTCTTTACTCAAGTGCGTGCCACGCCCACCGTGCGGCTGTACAGCGACGTCGTCGTGCAGGGGCTGGCCTACCTCGTGTCGCAAAACCTCATCACGCAAGAGCGTGCGGACGTGCTCGAAGCCTACTAATGCAAATCGAACTGACCAAAGACGAGGCCCGCGTGCTGGTGCAACTGCTCGATGTGGCGACAAAGGCGGGCGGGCTCGCAGTTGCGCAGGTTGCCGTGACGATGGCCGCGAAGATCGAAGCGGCGGCGAGAGTTGAGCGGGACGACGGCGACGCGTCGCAGGCGGGCAAATAGGGCGATGACTGTGATGCGT